TTGATCTGAAGTTGTTAGGCTATTTAATAACGAACTTGTTTTTGCAGTTGAAGACGCGGTTTTAGGAGTGTTGTACGCATCTGAAGAAGTCTTAGAACTACCGCTTGCCCAAGGATGCGAAGATGAAAGCTTACTTCTACTATTATATTTAGAAGTAAATCCACCTTCTAAATCTTCACATTCAGAATCTGTAAACTCATAATCGTCCCAAACCATTATGTCGGTAAGATTAAAGTTTCCATATCTCTGTGTTGAAGTTGTTTTGTAATACGCTATGCGGTCAAAGTTATATTGGCTGCCGCTCGTTACTGTAGAACTTCCTGTGTATTGACCATTTACCCTAATTGATACAACATTACTCCCGTCGCATCTTAGGATATGTGTAGAATTTACACCTCCAAAATATTGACCAGAAGTGCCTGTATTAGCGTTTACTTGAAACTCTCCACCAGCATCATGTCTCAGTTTTGCCCAAATACCTGCCCAGTGATATGCAGATAATATACTTGTTCCTGAATTATTACGGGATCCTAAACAACACCCATACAGTGACGGGGTGTAGTTTCCAAAATTAATGAATATAGTCCAGGCATGATTGCTACGTAATGATATAGGAGTATCAAATATGACATGATCTAAAACGACACATCTTATAGCAGGAAAACCGTTAACTTGGTTATCTTGCCATAACGGTTTATAACTACCCGTTGTTTGAGTAGATCCTTCATCGTAATCATCTAATCTATGCCAATTAGTTAATAATCCAGTACTTGTCTTATCGGTGTATCCACCATACTCAGCAGTCCACACCATTGCTGGCTCTTGCTCAAGTTCGTTTTCCGCAATAAAGTCATCGACAAGTTTTTTACCAACCCGAATCTTGCAAATTTTACCAGAGTTCGTGCATTTAGCTTGTATGGATGAGATGGTTGCATCAAAAGGAAATGTTGCACCAGGGAAATTAAATCCACCCTCTTGAAATGTAGGGTCTGATTTCGGATCAAACTCGAATTTTACTATCGGCATTTTGATCCTAATCTAATAGGGGAGAGGCAACAGCCCGGTGAGTCACCCCCCCCCCAGAGGTGTGTGTCTACTATTATTGCTTTTTACGTGTTTTTTTCTTGGCGGCTTTTTTCTTAGCAGCGGCGGCTTTTCTCCGAGCGTAGGCTATCGGGTGCTCTGCAAAAGACGTATCCGCAATTTCTGTACCTACTGGCGGTTTAGTCCTTCCGGTATTTGCAATCTTTCGTGCTTTTGTCAACGCTGCTTTCTTGGCGGCTTTTTTCTTAACAGCGGCGGCTTTTTTCCGCAAGTGTTGGTACATTGGCAGTCCCGGTGGCCCCGCCAACTCTGTACCTACTGGCGGTTTAGTCCTTCCACTATTTGCAACCTTTCGTGCTTTTGTCAACGCCAAAACTCTTGCAACTTTTTTCGTTGTTTTTTTTGTCGCTTTTTTTGCTGGTCTTCCACGTTTACTTCCGTATGTTCCTTTTCCACCTGGCATTATTGCCTCCAGATTTCTAGGCCACTTAAGGCCAATCTGTTAAAAAAATCTTCCAGAACAGTGAATCTTTTTTTTCCTACTTTTGGCATTAGGCTACCGCTAACTGAATGGTAAAAGTCACGTTAACAGTATCCGCAGCGAGTACACTTGCGATTCCAGCAGTGAAGTTAGCACTTGCAATAAGGACTCCAGCGTTTCCTGCGGAATTTTCAGAATACACTGCTGCACCAACTACATTTGTGGTGCCAAAACCAGTAAAAGCCACGGCAGTTGTATTCGCCATTGTGGAGGTGGCCGCTATTACTTTAGTAAAATTGTGCCCTGTCCCGCCCCAGCTAAGACCGCCATTAGCATCATCGCCAGTCCAACCGTCTACAGGTTCAAAAGTACTTGTATGAAAACTACCACCACCTGAGCCAGATGCTAATATAGAATTGGCGTAAGTATCTGTAGTGAGCAAGGCCGGCCCGACATTTGCCGATGAGTTTCTATACAAAAGAATTTTTGCGGCACGACCTGAAGCACCTAATATAGAGGTAGCATTAGGGTCTATTGAATCAAAAATACCATCAGCCAACTCGCGAGTCGTTCCGTTGTACGCACGAAACTTGGCTTTTACATTTCCATCTTTATCGAGATGCTCAATGTCGAAATAGCCAGTTTCAAATGCGGCTTTTGGACTACCCAAAGAAGCACTCGCATCTCTGGATCTAATAATTTCTGGAGTTGCGTTGCAACTCATGTTTCCAGAAGCTTTCATTTTGCTTCTCCTTTACGGGTTAAGGGTCATTTCAAAAGTTACTTTAACGGTTTCTCCAGTTTCAATAGTTAAATTTCCACCAGAAAATAAGGCACAAGCAAAAAGACTTCCAGCGGTAGAACCATTAGTTGAGTTGCTAACTATGAAAGCCCCAGCAGTAGTTTCTGTATTAGTAGTTATATTAAAAGTCGCATCTGTAAATGTGACTTTATTAGCCGCTGAACTAAATCCCAATGTGGAAGTTGGCCTAGAGGTAATCCCAGCATTCACCAACTCAGTCCAATTATTATTAAAGGGAGAACTGGCTGTATCTAATTTTATGTTTGTAGCGGTATTAGTAGCCGCTACTTGTATGTTTGAACTCGGAACCGTAGAAGAAATTAATCCAGTGTAAATTGTATCTACTGCCGCCGTTGCACCAGTATCAAACGATAAACGCAAAATGCGATTTGCACCTTCATTTGTCATTGTATTATGTGCTTTGCGTTCAGTTCTTAATTCACCATTTGGCTTATACACTTTGAAGGTAAATACTCCTTCTTCTTTAAGTGTTAGCATTTAATCCTCCCGGATAACTAAACTTCCAGCCAAAAACTGGAAAGTGTCATCGTTTTGTATGAATCTTGGATTGTCTAAAACATCCCAATACAACAAATTTCCAGCTGAGGCAGCACTCCATACACCAACACCTAATACAGTATCTCCAGCAACTGAAAGACCTGAGATACTCGTCCAACCAAAAATTGTACTATTCTTAATTCGACAACGATTTGTATTTATGTCGTCAATTTCAGGACCGTCCCAATGAGGATTATTTTGAGGGTTAGAACCCGTCAAAACTTGTACTCTGCCTCCACCCCATTCAACGTAGTCTGTTCCTGGTATCGGGTATGAAATCGCACTAGAGCCATCTGTTGTAGGGTTAGTCGTAAATAGGCTAACCCATGTCTCGCTAAACAACGCTGGTTGAGAACCTGTAAAAAGTCCTAAAACAGCAGCCGATATCGGATTTGTTTTGCCAGACATGGGTTTAACTCCTATTTAGCGATTAGGCCAAAGTACCGATACGAACAACCTTCTTCGGGTCCATCCGCACAGCACCTAATCCAAGACTGTGGTAAGCCTGGAGAGAGTAACCACGCTGAGGAAGCTCGTCGAAGCGAATGCTCATGTCTTGGGCCATTCCGAACACCATGGAACTACGGGTGTACATATACACATACGAACCCACTGGAGTTGCAGTGCTGGTGACGGTATTAGCACCAGTTCCAGTCATTGCAGTGGTGATTCCAGTCGGAATCTCATTGCAAATGCGGAGCTCGCAACCCAAGAAATTGGCGATCTCACCACTCATCAACGGACGAATCGCGTTAAAGTCGTAGCTGGTCAGGTTGGTATCAGCCAGAAGGTAGCGAGCCACTGCCGGGTTCATGGCAACGTAGACTGGATCACCAGGGTTTATAGCACCCTGTTGCTCTAGAATCTGACGACCCTTCACCAAATCGGCCACTGACAAAGTGGAAGTAGCGGATCCTACGTCAACAGTGTTGGCTTGCAAGGTGAAATTTACGCCGGTCCGGCCATAAGAAATGGAACCTGCCGGAGCAGCAGAAACACCAGTAGCAGAAGATGCAGATCCACCCTCAACTCCATTTTGAGCAACCGAGATATCCTCGATGAAGGTGTGGCCACCAGTCGATCCGACCACGCCAGCTGTTCCCTTAAGGGCATTGACGATAACAGTGTCTTTTTTACGACCGAAAGCCGCTGCCACGTTCATCAGGTAGTTGGAATCCGGGCGAATCGCACGAAGAAGTGCAGGCTCGTCACGAGGATCAAAGAGTTCTGCAAACTCGTGAAACTCAGGAACCACGGTCCTACGCTCGGTTAGAGTCTCAGAGTAATTCTGGTCGTTGGTCTCAGCACCAAAAAGCTGGCCACGATCACGAGTAGTTGTCGCAACAGGCTTGTAAGCGTCTAGGTTTAGCGGATCGCCACGAAGTTCCTCAAAAGTACAGGTGTCGGAAAGGCGACTTTCCATGGTCTGTGCTTTAAGACGGATGGTGTCGGCGTAAGCCTGTTTAAAAAGAGCAACGTAGTTAGCATTGTTGCCATCTGATCCCGGCCAATTATCCGCAATGGTTGTTGGGTATGCCATGGCATACTCCTCTCAAGAAAAGTTAGAAAAAAAAACTTGTCCGAGAGGGTATCCGCATTCGGGCCTCGCCGTGGGCTATCGGGTGCCTTGCCGCTGTTCTTTCACAGCGTCAGGGACCGGCCTCTGTAGAGGGTGTCGGCTCCAAGGATATTGAATACATAAATTTTACTTTTTGTCAACAACTTTTTTCCTGGGCCGACCACCCTTTAATTCTGAATCTCTCTGAGGAAACGTCTGACCTTTAGAGTTTTCTAAACGATCCACCTTTTCATGTACTGCTTGAGAAATAAGTTCTGAAAGAGTTAATTCACGTTCACAAGCAACTGCATTTCTTGCTCTATTGACAGCTTCTCTGTCCACTAGAAAGGTATGACGTATCTTCATTTATTGGCCACCTAAACTCTAAATCTTGGATCTGTTAACCCCTCGTAGCCGTTGTCCATGAGAATCTGTTGAATCTCCATAAACCTCTTGTAATCCGGCCTGTAATCTTCGTGACGAGGATTTAGAGGACTTCCTTTAGCCACTAATTTAAGCCCTTCATTTACTATTGCTTCAATGTTGTCGCCTCCAGGTGTGCTTACAGCCTGATCTGGGCTTTTATCGTCTGACATTGTTTCTCCAGTCTGAATCATTAAATCTAAAATAGCCGGATGATCGACTAAGCCTGTTTTCGTTAACACTGAATTGATATCAGGATTTTCATGCACTAAGCCGTCTAAGGTTCTCTTTGCTTGAGCAAGCTTCTCGTCTAAGTTTTCCCCATATCTTAATTTTGCACTTGTTTGCCACTCTTCTCTCATCTTTTCAATTTTAGCAGCATCTTTTTCAGTATCTTTCACTAACTGACTTTTAGCTACGCCAGATAACGCTTCCCACTGTTCTTTAGTCAAACCTTGCTCATGAGCAACTTTACTCATAGGGTCTAGAGCTTCTCTTTCGCGAGTGTTCTCTGGCATTAGATAACCGTGAGGAGTTTCTGGCCGCCCCAACTTGCTATAAAATGAAGCCCAATCTTCTGGACTTGCTCCAGAATCAGGCACCCTCAATTCACTCGATAACTTCTTCTGCAAACCTTCATACGCAGATTCTAAACCCTCTACCGTATCGTATTTTTTTGCAAACTTACGAGGCTCTACATTTTCAGGTTCATTGACTTCTTCACTCAACGGATTTCCTTTCTTTTAGTCTTTCAGACTCTTCTACCATTGTAATTAATTTCCAATATGCAACCTGTAACCCTCTACGTTTTGCTAAGGCTATCGGGTCGATTGGAAAAACATTCGGTTCGCTACCATTAAACTCAATCGAGTTATTTACGGCTTCTTCAGGCTCTAAAGTTAAACGAACTTTAAAATGAAATTCCATCCACTGTAAAACTCTTTTCCCAGCATCTGTACCAAACACTTGATTAAAATCACCAAATATTTGGTTATCTTTATCTGTGTACATATTGCCCATTACTTGCTGCCCTTTCTTCTGTTTACTTTCCGTGACACTAACCTTAAATTCTTTCTGCTATTTGTTCCGCCTTTTGATAACGGTTTCTTGTGGTCTACTTCTTGACCAGGCTTTGCATTCATTTTTCTACGTGCCTGATTCCTCATACTTCTCTTTTTTATTTGGTCAGGCTTTCCATGAAAGTCTTGGTATTCTTTTTTATAATCTCTTTTCTTTGCCACTACTGCCCCCCAACTTCTGAAGGAACACTTGTGCCCGGAAGGTTTCCGGCACTTACTGGCATTGGACTTGGACCACTCGCTGGAGTTCCGCCTTGAGCCGAAGCCATCATTTCCATCATTTCTTTTCGAGCCGCCTTTTCTGCTTTGGCGACTCTTCTCTGCTCAACTTCTTCTTCTGTTCTGAAAATATCAGCAGGAACATCGCTCATGCGGCTATCGTATTCCGCTATTCGATCTGGATCTAAGTCGTCAATAAACGCAGAGTCTTGCGTAGCCTGAAACAATGCCAACCTTCTCTCTAAGAACGCTTGCACTCTTAAAGCAGAAGCCGCTTTTGCCGCTGTAAAGAAGGGGCTGGCAAACTCCACATCAATAGTCACGTCTTCTCCTAGAATTTCAGAAACCTCATTCAGTTCAGGCAATGCACCGCCACGTTGCATGATTCTGATGATTGTCCCAATGACCGGTTGCAAAAATTCATAATTGACTACTTCAGCCGGAGCCGCCAACCTTTGTATCGCTCTCATTTGTCTTTGCCTAGACTCTTCAGCAGATCGTGGCTGAGCTTCTGGCTCTTGCAAAACGTCTCCCAAAAACACTTTTTGAATCTGCTCTCTGTCTTGCCTTGCAATAAGATCTGCTACCCCATAATCAGTACCACTTTTTAAGAACTGAGGAGTCAACTTCTGAGGCGGTCTAGTTACCATTATTCCGTTAGGTGCAATATCCAACTCCACCATAGTGTCATGTTCCACCATTAAAGGCGGATTCATGTCTCTACCAGCCGCAATCAATACTTGTCTTCTTAACTCATTAATTCCAGCAGCGTCCGGGCGAGCCAAGTGACCTTTGCCGCGTCCATACTCTTCGCCGTCAACGACCATAAACCTACTAATCGTATAAGGCATAAAGTCATAGCCACCCTCACGCACAATCGATCCACTAGCACTACACAAATACACACTAGCAAACTCTTTTTTTGTATTTACCTTAGAGTTGACTGGACTATATTTTCCTGTTGGAAAAACAAAATGGTAATACTTTATCATTTCCATTGTATTACCACGCGTCATCATTTCTTCAGCAGCAGAACCAGCATTGCCTTCAAAGTACTTCATAGCGTCTGCCGCAGGTAATTCCATTTCCCTGCACGCCATTACTACTTTTTGGCCTTTACCCATCAACCACCACATTTTCTCTACCGGCACCGCCTCAAAAATCAATCCACCAAATGTAGACTGATCTGGTTTTAACATTGGAGTGTCTTCTTCTACATACAATGTGCTATTTCCTAAAATAGCAAAATCTCTCAAAGCACTTGTCGCTTGAATGTAAAAATTAGAATCAGTTAGGGCTTCCATGATTTTCATAGATGCACGATCTAAATACGTTCTAACTGCTACGTCAGAATCTGCGTCTCTCAGCTTTAGACGCAACCAATCCGACGAACTCGGCAACACTGCACTTTTTAAGAAATTCACAAATGAGTCTGCCGCCGTCATTGCTGTCGTATCAAAGACTGCACCAATCCTTTTTCCTCCAGGACTTTTCTTTGTCGTAATGTCACCACGAAATGGCTGCATTAAATCATTAATTTCTTGCCATGTGTTTTCATGGTTATTTCTTCTACCTTTTAAGTAACCCAGCCTGTTGTTTAGTTCTTGATCTAAACTCATATTATCGCCTAACTAAAAAAATCAAACTCGGGCAACTTAAACGGCAATCTGTAACCATCCGACTTCGGTGGCTTTGCCTCTCTCAACATCATTACACCTTTATGCATCGCGTCTATTAAATGGTCGTCCTGTTTTGCTTTCACTCTTCCAGAATCATGCCTGTACGTTCTTTTCTCTCTTAGCAACTCTTGACAACTATTGAAAATTCTAAAACTACCCATTTGCATTCTGTCGATAACTTCTTCAATAACCGTCATTATTGCAAATGTTTTTTTACCGTCCGGACCGATCATGTGGCTACTCGTATTTAGCATTTTTAATCCATACTCGTCATACTTTTGCTTAATCGTTCCTCCGTCAATAAATCCACGACCCGCATCGTGCGGCCAAGCACACGGTATGGATTCAGCTCCCATCCCTAATGCACGATGAGCATAATGCACCGTCTCGCGACCATGATCTTTGTATTCACCTGTGATGTACAACACATCATTCGCTTCGTCATAAGCCATTTTCACTAATGCGAAAAAACCCACTCCGTGCGGAAAATCTAATCCAATTATTTGAGGCCACTCTTGAGGTACTATGAAATCATCTATCACTAAT